ATTTATCTGCTAACGATAAAACAAATAATATAATAAAAATAGGCATTATTAAAAATGCCGTATGTTTGGGATGGATAGTTGAGATATGCGATGACAATACCATTGTATTAAGAAAAAAAAAGAAATAAGCTAACTATCGATGAAAAAAACAGTGATATATTGATTGATAAACTGTTGGATATTAGGAAATTTAACTGAATTAATTCCGCGAACCACGCATAATTATTAAAACTAAATACACTAATTATGCGTTTAAAAAAGACATGACCCTGCAAATTTATACCGTTTTTTTTTGTGATCAAAACTAGTCCAATTATATAGTATTGATTTTTCGTCCAAACCAACAATTTATAAAAAAATTTTTCTGGAACCCTAGTATATATCGTAAGATGGGTGGCGGTTTAATGCAACTCGTAGCATATGGTGCCCAAGATGTTTACATCACGGGTAACCCTCAAATCACTTTATTCAAAGTAGTATACAGACGTCATACTAACTTCTCAGCTGAATGTGTAGAACTTTCTATTGAGACAGTAAAACCAAGCGGACGTGCTACTGTTCAAGTATTGCGTAATGCCGACTTGGCCGGTCCAGTTCACTTCAGATGCACTGTTCCAGACTTACAACCTACAAATTCAAATTACAATGGTAATGTAGCATGGGTTAGACGTTTGGGTCATGCAATGCTCAAGAACGCTGAAGTACAAATTGGTGGTTCAATGATTGATAGACAATATGGTGTCTGGTTGGACATCTGGTATGAATTGACACACTCTACTGGTCAAGAACGTGGTTACAATGCCATGGTAGGAGATGTTCCAGAACTTACAACATTGGCTTCATCTGTAGCTGGTGGATTTGTTATGTTCACTCCCTTGCAATTCTGGTTCTGCAGAAACTACGGTTTGGCACTTCCATTGATTGCATTGCAATACCATGAAGTACGTATTAACCTTGAATTCGAAAAGATAGAAAACTTGGTAGTATACACTGCCGGTACCGGAAGTGAAACTGTACCAAAATTCAGTGGGCTTTCATTCGGTAGCTCTGGTTTGTTGGTAGATTACATTTATTTGGACTCCGAAGAAAGAAGAAGATTCGCCCAAGTTGGTCATGAATACTTGATTGAACAAGTACAATTGAACGAACAAAACTTGCTAGGTACAGCAACAAATCAACAATTCACCTTGAACTTCAACCATCCATGCAAGGAATTGATCTGGACACACAGATGTGGTGCATTCAATGGTGCCAATCAATCATCATTCTTGGCATACAGCAATTTGGATGGTGACAACCATTGGGCTGATGCTCTTCAAACTGCTGCCGAAAACTTGGCAACTAGTATGATAGCTTTGAATGGTTATCAACCAACATCTGGCAGCACTGTTAATGTAATGGCTTCAACGACCGATCCTGTGTTTACTAACTCGGACGTCAATACTGCCATTCATCCAGCTGTTATGAGATTTACCTCAGTTGATACCCCAGCAAGCAACTCATCTGGTAATGGTGGTACATTCAGAGTTGTAACCAATCCAATGACCTTGACTATTGGATCAACAGTTACTAACTTGGCTAAGAAATTGGGTGTCATCTCTGTGGATTTGTACTTTGCTACAGTCAACAGTGTTGCAAACACATTGGCAAGTGTATCAGTATCAGTTTCTGGACACAGTTTGACATTGGATGACTTGTCAATCCCAGTCTCTGCTATGACTGATAACCGTATTGTAGCCACTGGACAAGTTAACAACTCTGGAGACATTGCAGTTGTTCAACTTAACAACTATGGTTTGAGACTTGACGGTAAAGGAAACATGGTTACTGAAGGTAACATCATATTGAACGGTCATGACAGATTTGCTAAACGTGAAGGAAACTACTTCAACTATGTACAACCAAATATGCACCACAGCAGAACACCAGCTGATGGTATCAACGTATATAGCTTCGGTTTGCACCCAGAACAACACCAACCAACTGGTGCTATGAATGCATCCAGAATTGACTCTGCTAGATTGGTCTACAAGGTAGCCGATGTATTGGCAGCTGTAAGAGATGGTGTATTTGACTTGTTCACTGGTACTACCGTATACATATTTGTCACTAACTACAATGTCTTGCGTATTATGTCGGGTATGGGTGGATTGGCGTACAGTAACTAGACTAGGACAATTTGTGACACACTATATATACTATGTTTACATAATTTTATTATTATCATAATTTTGATGTGACGCAC